TTGATTTACAAGCAGGTGCTGCAAATAACAATAAAGGTATTGAGGTTACTAACTCTATTATATCAGGAAAAGTTGATAACACTACAATGGAGTTTGATAATAATGGAAACTTTGCTGTAAAAGGTATTCCATTTGCAAAGTTAAATGATGTTATAGATGATGATACAATGGATACTGCTACAGCTACTAATCTATCTACGTCTGAAGCAATTAAATCTTATATTGATTCACAGATAACAAATACATTTCCTAGATTTATTGAAATAAATGGAACGAATGGAGCAACTGCTTCTGGTTCATATTGGACAGCAGGATCAACGGCCGCTAAACCTGCATCAGATACTAATACTTATATTGAGTATGTAAATAATTTTGGTCAAAATACAGGTGAGTTTATTATAACAACTTATCTTAATGACTTATTATCTACCGCTGAAACTGGATGGCAAAGTAAATGTTATGCTTTAATACTAAGAGCGACAACACTTCTTGGTAGCGGAGATCTAGGACAAAATAGACGATGTTTTGTTAGAGGTAGATACTATAGAGGTGGAACTTCTACACTTTATAAAGAACACATATTAAGTACTCTAACAAATAATAAATATAGTACTGCTAGTGGGTTACAATTTAACACTAGTTCTTGTGCAGTATTACCTGTTACTCAAGCTATGAGAGATGGCCAACCATTAGTTTTTAGAATTAATGTAGAAGGAACAACAACTGATGCTTCTTCTAATGGAGATTCTGCACGTATTCATATTCAAGGAGCAATGCTTAGAGGATAAGCAAAATTTTTTAACAAAAAGGTAAAATAATATTATGGCAATTATAACAAAACAATATCCAAATACGGGTGAAGGTATACAAATTGGTGGTTTAAAAACTTCTGATGCAAAAGTTACAGTACCTAATACGGGGTTACAGTTTGATGCAAACAATGATCGTGTTGTTGAGATTCAAGATTACAGCGGAGCGGTTGTATGGTTTGCAATTAAAGCAACAAACGATATTACTAACCCATCTGCTGCTAATGGAAATGCTTGTATTCCACCTTATGGTATTACTCGTCCATTCGTACTTAAAGCAGGACAGTATATTGAAACAAGTGGTGCAGTAAATATTAGAGCATTAGATACCGAGGTATAATATGTCTTTAAGGGCAAATTTAGGTTTAGGTTATACTCCAACCTACAAAGCAACTTCTATTAATACAGTATTAACTTATGTTGTTAGTTCACTTGAAAATCAAGTGTGTCAGTTGCCTTTTAGTGGAAGCCAACGATATGTAGTTGACTGGGGTGATGGTTCAGCTACACAAACCATTGATCAAAGATATGATATTTCTTCCCCTACTCATTCTTATGTTGCCAATGGAACTTATAATATTACAATAAGTCCTGCAAGTGGTAACATTGAGATACCTAGATTTAGAGCCGAGGCTATTAAGGGTGTAAACAATCAAGATATTAAAAATGCTTATACTAGTATAGTTATTGGTAGTGGCTTTGGGAAAGTTAATCCTAATTATGGCGGGAGTAATCGGACTGATTCCTTCAGAAGTGCTTTTGTAAAAATGAACGGATTGACTTCTGTTACATTTGCAACTAGCCCTTCTGTTACTCAAAACGATGTTCAGTATATGTTTTTAAGAACAGGCTCTAATAAAACTGTAGACTTAACTAGGTTTGATTTTAGTCAGGTTAATAACTACAAGGGTATGTTTCAAAGTGCAGGTGTTGTTACAACTAATATAAGCAAATGGAATTTTAATGGGCTAAGAAATAATAACTTAGAAATGATATATATGTTTCTAAATGATTCTCAGTCAGCACACGTTGAAACTAAACTAGCAAGTTCTGATGAGTATGGCAGGTTGCTTATAGCTATTAGTAACAATGCTGATGATAACCCTCTTGTTAGAAATATTACTATGAATATGGGAGACTCAACTTATACAGCTAATCCAACGATACCTTCTTATCCGGCTAAAAGAAATTTAATCGATAATTATGGGTTCACCATTGTAGATGGAGGTAGGGCATGAGTTTAGGATCAGTAGAAATTAAATTCCCTGAAGAAACAACATTCTATGTAACGTATAATGATGTTAATGATTGGACTTGTGGTTATGTAACTCCAAGCCAGGAGTTGGAAAGTGCAAAACAGTTTTTAATATATGATGTAACAGATGCAACAGTAGTTAATGAAGCTAATGAAATTGGTATACCAGTTACTTTAGATGAGATTAATGGAGTACCAGAGGATATTGGAGATGAATGATATTATTGAAAAAGGATGTGTGGGTGCGGTTGGATTCATCTCAAGCGTTGGGTTGGTTAACGTCAACCAAATTTTATCTGCGATTGTGGCGATTCTTACTATTATTTATTTGGTTATTAGTATTACCAGAAAGCTTTGCGAATAAAATGTATGATAAGAATACATTAATTAGCACGCTCAAAGACCATGAAGGTTCTAAGTATAATGCTAATAAGCAAATGATTTCTTATTATGATTCAGAGGATCACTTGACTGTAGGCTATGGTCATAAGGTTTTGCCTGGTGATAAAGATATGTATGGCAATCCTATTGTATCTAAAGAACAAGTAATATCACAGCAACAAGCAGATGAATGGTTTAAAAAAGATACTGAAAGATCAATAAGACAAGCCACAAGTATACCTGGTTTTGATCGTATGTCTCCCTCTAGACAAATAGCAATGATAGACCTTACTTTTAACATGGGGTTTGGTTGGACAACAGAATTTAAAAATGCCTACAAATTAATTAAGTCGGCCGCTTTATCTACAAATGAAGAGCAAAGAAATAATTTATGGAATTGGGCATCGAATGAAATTAAATATAAAGACGGCAGAGATTTATCTAAAGGTAACTCTGACTATTGGAATCAAACAAAGAGAAGGGCCGTAAATATAGTAGGAATGATAAAAGATGGGTAGGAAAAAATATACATCCAAAGTTAATCAAGCCGGAAACTATACTAAGCCTGGAATGCGAAAGAGAATGTTCAACCGCATCAAGGCAGGCACGAAGGGTGGCAAGGCAGGGCAATGGTCTGCTCGTAAGGCACAGTTACTTGCTCGTAAATATAAGGCCGCAGGAGGTGGCTACAGATGAAGGCTCCACAAAAGTCCTTGAAGCGTTGGACAAAACAAAAATGGCGTACTAAATCTGGCAAGAAGTCTGGCGAAACTGGTGAGCGTTACCTACCTGAAGCTGCGATCAAAGCCCTCACACCTGCTGAGTATTCGGCTACATCTAAAGCCAAACGAGCAGGAACAAAGAAGGGTAAACAATTTGTAAAACAACCTAAAGGAATAGCAAAGAAAACAGCGAGGTATAGATGAGCGAGTCATTACTAAAACGTATAGGTGTATCAGGTTACAACAAGCCCAAGCGTACACCTAGCCACCCTAAGAAGTCGCACGTTGTTGTAGCTAAATCAGGTGATAAGGTTAAGACAATTCGATTTGGAGAGCAAGGTGCAAGTACAGCAGGTAAACCTAAAGCAGGTGAGTCAGCTAAGATGAAGGCAAAGCGTAAGTCCTTCAAGGCCAGGCATCGTGCTAATATATCCAAAGGTAAAATGAGTGCTGCATATTGGGCAGATAAAGTTAAATGGTAAGGAGATAGTTATGCCAAAGGTAGGAAAAAAAGTATTTAAGTATACTAAGAAGGGTATGAAGGAAGCTAAGAAAGAAGCCAAGAAGACTGGCAAGAAAATGTCTATGAAGAAAGGCTACTAATGTCTGTTGAACTCATCGCAATGCTAGGTGGCTCGCTGTCTGGTTTCGTTATGAAACTAATCGCATCCCAGGCACAATCTCAAACCGCAATGGTTGAGAATATGATTAAGAAGCAGGGGGTTGCTGATGATTCTGCTGACCGGGCCGCCAGTCGTGATGGACAGGCAGGTGCTATTGTCCGCAGAACGATTGCATTGTGTACTTTGTTTGCTGTAATCTTTGCGCCATTTGTACTTGCATTTTTTAACGAACCAGTTACTATTGAGGCTAATCCAAGTGGAGGACTATTCGGGTTCTTGTTTGGAAACTTATTCAGTAAAGGAAATGGTTGGATCGAATTGCAAGGATACGTTTTATTACCTGAAGTGCGACAGACTATGTTAGCTTTAGTAGGATTTTACTTCGGTTCATCGCAGGTTAAGTAGTCAACCTAGGGGGTTTCTTCATTTCCCCCTTTTGTACGGTGCGGGACACATCGTTAACACTACTATTGTCCTTATTTTTTTTTAATCTTAACGGAGGAACTATGTCTATGTATAAAGTTGTTGATTCAAAGGGTAATGAAACAGTTGTTGAACTACCTGAATACCACAGAGGTAAGGTCTTAGAGAAAGCTTGCAAGCAATTATATGGCAACTCTAGGATTGAATTAATGATCGGACATTTTAGAATAACTCCAATAAGATAAATGATTAAAAAAGGAACCAGAGTTTATGTAGAGTGGTGGGATATTGTAGCCGACCTGCATACAGAGAATGACATCGAACCTGCCGTTGCTCAAAGCGTTGGGTGGATTGATAGCTATACAAAAAAATACTTACGTCTATTCACGACGAAGTATAAAGATACAATACAACTGGCAGACAAAATTGTGATACCAGTTGGCTGCATAAAAAGCATAGAAGAAATTTAATTACATTCCTTCGTGCTGTATATTATCTCTGGGTGGGTTTGGTTCTATATAAAGGTTATCGTCTTCTTCAATTTCGCACTCACCTAGCACGATAGTATCTTCCTCTATCCAGGACAATGCGGTACTCATAAGTACTATTAACTCTTCTCTGCTCTCACCATCTTCGTTAGATAATGTGACAGCCATATTACCCTTCTTTAAAGTTATCTGCTGCATTTTATAACTCCATCATTCTGTTAATTGCTACTTCACCATTAATAATTACACCGCATCCGATAGCAGGTTTCTTACCTGACTTAGCATACGCCATAGCATAGCTACTAAAATCAATACCACATCCTACCTGCATACCAAACACTTTAAACTTACGGCCTACCTGCCAATCAGTATAAGCTTGTGTATGAAGGTGGCCCTGAACGGTACTCATCATATCCATTTTGCATTTAGTCCTGGCCGTACCCGCTTCACCATGTATATACTGAACACCATCAATGTCTACTCGGTCTGTAAAGTACCATCCTGGTGTGCCTAATACTTCAGCATAAGATTTAATCCAACGCCTCGGTATGTGGCTAGTCTGACTCTTACGCATAACCATACGATCATGGTTGCCAATGGTAACATAAGCATCTGGAAACTTATCATGCCATCTTGTTAATCTTTCAATAGCCAGGTCTAACTCATCTCGGCCGCCCATTCCATCAGGGTCGGTTTCGTGATAGCTTGCGTAGTGGTTGTCGATGACATCACCGATGAAGACAATTTGAGTAGGTGCATACTCTCTATTAACTTCACATACAAAGTCGAAGTATTCTTCAAGGTCGAAGGGTGCGTGTAAGTCTCCAATACAAAGTACTCGATGGCCTCCGTTAATTCTGCAATCTCTTTTTTCGACAACATCATCTGTTTTATCCTCTCGTTTAATATAGCGCAATGCTCTTTTAATAGTGTCTATAGCTACACCATATTCAACAGCAGTCTCATAGATTCCTACTTCATCTACACGTTTCCTAATCTCTCTACATTTTTCAACGCTGTAAGCCATTTGTCACCTCTACTATTTCTATATACAAACAAGCTAATGTTAAACCTATTAATAACATTCCGATCAGTTCGTAATAAAATTCCTTATTCATTTATTATCTCCTGTATTAATTTGTAATACGCCTGCCCGTAGTCAGAGCCATCAGCTTTAGTTGCATCGTGTAACTCAGCAAGGTCTGCCGTTGATATTTTAAATTTAAGTTTAGCCATACGCATTAGTACGTCGTAACGCAGGAAGAACTTATCTTTAAACCATTCAGTAGCGTGTAGTACATCTTTGTGCCACCAATGCAGGTGACAGTATGAGCATAGTACCTTCATATTTATCGGGTCTATCTCCATATTCTTGTGGGTTCCCACATTCAGAACGTGGCTTGCGTGACAATTACTACCAGATACTTCTTTGTTACATCGTTGGCAGGTATAGTTATCTCGCAACTTGACACACAGCTTTGCCTTAGCGACTAGCTTCTTGGTGTACCACGTTCTGTTGTGGGGTAGTTTCATTAGAAGGGAACGTCAGTCTCTTCCATTGGAGTAAATGAATCACAAAATTCCATAGCTTTTTCGTATAGAAAATCATCACGATCTGCCCAATCAAACTTACCATTAGGACGTTTTTTGGGTTCAGGTATTCCATTAGGATTATCTTTAGTATAGAAAGATCGAACGGTTTCACCCGCTTGAGTAATCCACATGAAGTTTTTATTCTTCTCTTTATCAAGTCCTAATCGAAGAGTAATTGGTATATCTACACTCATGTTAGGAACGCTCTTTACAAACGTTTTCCAAAAGGAAGATGCCATACTAAGCTGCACTTTAAATCTACTGCCCTCATCATCGATAAGATTAATAATAAAGTTTTCACCATATTGCATTTCCTCAATCTTACAACTCTCTATCTTGCCCTCGATGCCAGGATACCTTAACTCGCATATCTCTTTGCCGATGTTATCTCCTGCTTCAAGCTTGCGTCTTTCAGCTTTTGGATGATCTGAATTATCAGGTAATCTGATTGCAAATTTGCCACCTTGAATAGTGACAAGTTGATAGTTGTTATTGCTGTCCATTTCTATTAGTCCCATTAGTTACTCCCGTTAGTTATAATTAAGTTTAAGAACTCAGTCTTATTTTTTTTACACCAATCATAGTAATGTGTAAGTTGTTTATAGTCAATACCTTTTCCCTTATAATTGTATGGAAACTCTTTAATTTTTCGTACTCCATCTTGTCTGTATATATATTTAATCAACAAGTCTACCTAATAAAGTAACAAAAGCTTTGGCCGCAGTAGCAGGCACTACTCCGTTCCCCAATAACCTAAGTCTGTCCACCCTACTGGAATATCCATCAGTTGTTCCACCCAACTTGGGTTTAGTGCGTGGCTCTTCCCATTCGTATTGATATTCGTTTGGTCGTGCAGGAAATCCGCAACCTGAGGTAAGTTGTCCATTCGACTCTTCCCATCTTTGCGTATGATTGTCTTGTATACTCCCTTCCAATCCCTGGCCGTTGGTGTTGGATAACTCTTTACACCTTTCTCCCTTGTTGGTTTGCCAACTATCTCTGGATGATTGCTCAGTCCCTTCTGTCCGTAGTTCGCTTGGTTGCCTATCTTCGTACCCTCTGCTGTTGTTGGTGTCGGCCAACTCTCTACCGCATCCCTCAGCTTTGCCCCGAACGTTATATTCGGTCGGTCTTTCTTTCGCAATCTCGCAGATTTTTTCGTCCACTCTACTCGATGCGCTTGACTGCTTCCCTCCTGATCGCTCACCGATGGAGTAGGCCAGGATAAACACTCGCTTTCTCTGATGAGGTGCGCCAACTTCACTCGCTGAGAATACTCCTGCCGTTGCTCTGTAACCCATTCCTTCCAAGTCCCGGAGGACATACTTGAGAACTGATTCTCCGTCTGCGGTTTTGCTACTGATAATTCCTTCAACATTTTCGAGGAAAACAATTCCTGGTTTGCACTCTGATATTCCTTTGCTGATATAAGGATAGAGGTGGCGATCATCCTCAACTCCTTTTCTATTTCCTGCTGATGAAAACGGTTGGCATGGAAATCCACCGCTGAGTATGTCCACGCACCCAGAAAAGCGTTTATATGGGAAGGTTTTAACATCCGTATATATAGGAGACGGAGCCAAGCGACCCTCTTCCATCTTCGCAACCAGGTTTGCAATGGCGTAGGTTTCGATCTCCACATGAGCGACTTCTCGCAGGTTTGGCAGAACTCTCTTAAGTCCGATTCCGATACCTGAGTATCCGCTACATAAACTGAGGTGTGTAATTGCTTTGGTAGTATCCACATTATGTCTCCCATCTTATATGTTTAAATGTTTGTGTATCGCCTTTAAATTCTAAACTAGCTATAGGACTAATACCTTGTCTATTTTTTTGAAAGATTGCAAGGATATGTTTTCCAGAAATATCTAAGTTTTTTTCTATATGTTGGTTGCGTATATCTATACCTGTTAGTGGTACTTCCACCATATAAAGAATAACATCTGCAAAGTTTTCTACATCTCTACTCCAAGCCACCTGACCTTCTGCATTAGGATGGGCCAGGATAATAATTGGAATCTTTAGCAAGTCTCGTAAATCTCTCAGCTTACGAATGAAATCATCGTACATTATAGTCTTGCTTTGGTACTGCTTTCCTCCATCTGATATAGATAGCAGGTTGTCGATGAAGATTGC